ATGCCAAAAAGACCTGATCCACTAGATACTGGTCACGCTATTCTCTTAGTTGAGAATGCACTAAGACAAGCAGCTGTATCCCCTACTATCTTAGCGTATAAGCCACATGAAAACCAAGAGAAATTCCATCGTAGTACCGCCAAAGAGAAATTATACATCGGAGGAAACAGATCGGGTAAGACGGTTGGTGGAGGCGCAGAGGCAACTTGGTGGCTTACTGGTACTCATCCGTACCGGAAAGATATCCCCAAACCACCCGTACGTGGTAGAATGGTTGGGGTTGATCTCGAAGATGGAATTAAAAAGATCGCCATACCTGAGGTCAAAAGGTGGATGCCTCCCCAATATCTGCTCAATGGGTCCTGGGATGACAGCTACGACAAACAATCTAGAACCCTTACCTTAAAGAACGGCTCCTTCCTGGAGTTCATGTCTTATGAACAGGAAGTACCTAAGTTCGCTGGTACTTCTCGTCATTTTATCTGGTTTGATGAAGAACCACCAGAAGACATTTTCAACGAGTGTATGATGCGTCTGGTTGATACCGACGGTAGTTGGTGGATTACCATGACTCCACTTATTGAGATGTCTTGGACTAAAGATACTATTTTCGATCCCTGGGCTGAGGGAGATACTAGTGTTTTTGTGCTCCAAGTAGATACTGAGGAAAACCCTCATATCAAGATGGAAGCACTTTCCCGCTTAACTAGGAAACAAAGTGAAGCGGAGCGTATTACTCGTACCTCCGGTGCCTATATTACCCACACGGGACTAGTATATGCAGGATGTTTCGATCCCAATATTTATAACCCTAGTACTAATACAGGTAATGTCCTTGAAGACATCATTACCTCGGATCAATGGCAAACGTATCGGAATCCTAGACAGTGGCAGCATTTTGTCGGTTTTGACCACGGTTTACGTAACCCTACTGTATTTCTATTTGCAGCTGTAGATAAATACGAGAGAATGGTCATTTACGATGAAATTTACGAAACGGAAAACATTGTCAAGGAAAATGCCCAGCTCTATCTTCAGAGGCTCGAACTCCTCAGAATCAACCCGGATTACATCATGGGAGACCCCTCTATACAGAACAGAGACCCGATTACTGGTACCTCAATTCAAATGGAGTACGCTGATGCTGGTGTGTATATTTCTCTTGCTAACAATGACATCGCTGCGGGTGTTGCGAGAGTACAGTCTCGCCTCAAAAATCGTCTTGTCTTTATCACGAAACGATGCGAAAATACTCTGAGGGAAATCAATAACTACCGCTGGGATCGTTACGCCTCATCCAAAATCGAGGTTAGAAGAAACAAGAAGGAGGTTCCTCTTAAAAAGAATGACCATGCAATGGATGCTAAGAGATACTTGGTAGTATCTAGACCTGCTTTAGATGGAGAAGTTGACCTACCTGTCGGTAATGTGCTTAACTCTCCAGTGTCTTCCCTTCACGGCATAGATTTTGATTACGAGAAGGCATTTTCAACCCCCGGCACAAATAATACTCCGTTAGACGAGTATCTAGGAAGCGAATGGTAATGACACGACCTGTCTTTATCCACGATAGACCATTACTTCATCCTTTCCATTGCATTATCTGCGGACTGTCGGGTCCGCCTAGGCTTTATTTCATTGATACGGGAATTGATCTTGGTCCTGAATATAATCTTATTCAGGAACCAGCAGTTTATTACTGTAACGAATGTTGGCAAAATAGAGTTGAGGAAACCGACAGGCTCGTTAGGGCATGGGAAGAAGAACACGACATTAGATTTAAGGGTAGCAATTTAGTTGAGCCTACCTTTGCATGGAAGCAACAAATCGACCTTTCTACAGTGGAAGCACAACATGAGCGAACTAGATCCGAACGCTTTAGTACTGACGTTGCAGTCAGTGATCGAGAGCCAGAACTCGACGATCAAGGAACAGAACCTGATGATTCAGTTCCTACAAGCACAGATGCATCAGGCTTTGATGATGATTCAGACGAATCAGATGATGGGAGCGCAGAATTCAATGCCCTCTTTTCCTGAGGGCGCTATTTTCGAAGAGCCAGAAGTTCTATATCAGGATGATGAATCCCCGGCAGAAGATCCTATTGCATTTAGCCTCGAAGAATTCGGACTAAACGAGGTAACAGCAATGGGAATTGGTATCAATAGCGAAGACAGTCCAACTCCAGGAGATACAAATGACGACTACGAAGGATAGGCTAGAAGACGAGGCCGTTTTCAAGTTTGCTCCTCCTCTCATTCAGACCGCCGAAGATGCTACGCAGGCATATCTCCGGGGTTTTATTGATGAAGACGAACTTCGGCGTGCCCTAGGTAAGTTTGGTATTATTCCGGGCGTTATTCTTAGGCAGGCGGCTCCTAATTTGGAGGCAATTGATGCTGCCTTTGAAAACAAGCTTCCGGATGATCTATATACTGATCCTACTTATGCTGTTCCTACTCTAGAGGAAAAGCTTAAGATGGTCGATGAGAAGCGAGAGCAGCGAGAGAAGGCTACTAAGGAAGATAACGAGGCCCGTAAAAAGCGGGGACTTCCCGTTGTCGACGAAACGGTCGAGACTCCTGCTGAAAAAACTCGACGTGAAGTGGCGGAACGGCTAGCTGCTGATCGTACTGTAGAAGTAAAGAAGGCTTCTAAGTAACTTTCACCGACAGGTGCATTGCGGCTGTGTACCTGTCGGGATTAAGTTCCTTGGAAGGGAATTATGGAAGCTGTAATTGGCTCTGCCGATAAAGCCCTTGTCGAAAAATGGGAAATTAAGATGAATGCCTGTCAACAGGCTCGCATCAATTTCGAACGGCAATGGCACTCTAATATCGCATTCTATCACGGACGGCAATGGATTGCCTTCATGAACTCTGTCGGTAGTAATGGCGGCTTTATGCTGTCGGAACCCGCCCCATCATATAGGTGGCAGGTTAGACACACAGCTAACAGAATTCGTCGTATTATTCGTACTGAACTTACCAAACTGAGTAAGGAAGAACCTCAGTTTTGGTGCATGCCAAAATCCACAGAGGAATCAGACCGAGCAGCAGCAATGGCGGGCGATGCTATTGCTGAATTTCTGATCCATGCTAAGTATTTTAATGCCAAACGCATGGAAGCAACTTTATGGGCTGTCCTTTGTGGAACAGCCTTTATTAAGACGTATTACGATCAGGATAAGACGGATATTGATGGAATTAAGGGAGCTATTGATTTCTTAGCGGTAACTCCATTCCATCTTCTTATCCCTCATTTGCAAATTGTAGACCTCCAAGAACAGCCTTACGTGGGACACGTTCGTACTCTTGATCCAGAAACTGTTTATAACGCTTATGGTGTAGAAATTCAGCCTACCTCAGATGTCGGTTCCACCATTATGGATACTCGATTTCTACAGTCTATTGGAATCAAGAATACGAAGAATGAGCGACTCAAGCAATGTTATGTAAAGGAGATTTGGGCTAAGCCTTGTAAAGAGTTTCCTAAGGGAGCTATGTTTGTATATGGAGAAGGAAGACTTCTTAACATGTACGAACCTAAGTTAGCTTCTGACCAACAAGATCCTAATCAAATGGCACTACCTGTCGGTGAAGTTACCACAGATGTGAAGAATGTGCCTAAATCTATTCATGAGGGATTACCAGGCTATGATACTAAGTTTCCTTACCGGCACAATCGTTTTCCTTTCGCTAAGATTGACCACGTACCGTCCGGGATGTTTTATTCCGATTCGGTTATCAAAGACCTAATTCCTCTACAGAAGGAATATAACCGTACTCGCTCTATTATGCTGGAGCGTAGAAATCTAGCTTCTAAGCCTCAGTGGGGCTATAACAAGGGTTCTATTAATCCTAAGCATTTTAATTCAAAGCCGGGACTTCTTCTTGCAGTTAACCCTGGTTTTGATCAACCTAAGCCATTGGAACAAGCTCCCCTGGATCCTGCACTTCCAGGGGATCTAGATATTACTGTAAGGGATATGGATGATGCGTCGGGTCAGTTTGAAATTTCGAAGGGTCGTACGCCCCCAGGAGTTGAAGCTGCCTCTGCTATTGCCTATCTACAAGAAGAAAATGATACTATCTTCCACCACACGATCACATCGCTTGAAAATGCCGTGCAAGAGGTCGGAGTCCAAGCGTTAGCTCTTGTGCATGATTATTGGGAAGAGGAACGAATTATCGCTTCTACCTCTCGTAATCAGGCTTATGAGGTTAGAAAGTTCAAGGGTAAGGATCTAGCTCCATTTACGGATTTCCGGGTGGAATCTGGATCAATGGCTCCTAGGTCTAAGGCGGCTAAGCAAGCGTTCATCACAGAACTCATTAAGATGCAGGTTATTACTCCCGATCAGGGAATGAAGTACTTGCAGATGAATGAGACCAATAAGATGTACGAAGAAATTATGATTGATAATCGCCATGCTCAGCGTGAAAACATGCGTATGGCTGAGGGTCAAGAACTTCTTAAGATGGGTCCGGCGGAGCCTAATGAGATGGGCATTGCAATGCCAGTGCCTAAGACAGATGTTCGCATGGATCAAATGGGTATGCCTGTAATGGTTCCTGATCCGGCTGCTATGATTCAAGATCCAATGACGGGACAGCAATCTCCTGATCCTGCTGCACCAATGATTCCTGAGATTTATAACGTTACCGTCAATCCATTTGACAACCACCCAATTCATATTAAAGAGCACGAGTCTTATCAGAAGACTCAGGAATATGAAATGCTTCCTCCTGAATCTCAGGATATTATTCAACGTCACGTAGATGAGCACAAGGGAGAAATTCTTAAGGAACGTGTAGCATCAGAACAACATCAAATGTCTACTGAATTTCCAGCAGAGGGTACTTCTGCTGGTGCTCCCCCAGAACAGCAACCACAAGAACAGGTGATGTCCCCAAATGGGTACTGAAAATGAACTTGATGCCTCGTTCGGGGATAATGAAGAATCTGCAATCCCCGAGCCAGAAATCACATTAGGTAACCAATTCCTATCTAATATTCCTGAACAGGATAGAGGAATTGTTGAACGGTACGTCAAAGACTGGGATGGACAGGTAACTAAGAAGTTCCAGTCTATTCATGACCAGTACAAGCCCTACAAAGAACTAGGAGCTAAGCCAGAAGATCTCCAAAAGGCTTGGGCATTAGTTCAAAAGATCAACGCAGATCCGGAAGAAATTTTCCGGACTATGTATCTAGCTCTCCGTAAACAGCATGGAGACGATTTTAATTCAAAAGTCTTTCAAATTCAACAGGCACAGGCACAAGCAATGTCAGATCAAGGTTTAGATTTCAACGGACAGCAGGAATTCGAGCAAACTGAGACGGATTTTGATCCTGCTCAGCATCCTGCGTTCCAACAAATGTCTCAGGAATTGGCGGAGATGCGTCAATGGCGTGAAACTCAGCAACAAGCTGAACTTCAAGCTAGAGAAGATGCAGCGCTTGACCAGATCCTGAATATCCTGCATACTAAGCACGGTGAGTTTGACGATGCCTGGGTCATTAGTCAGTTAAGTGCTGGTAAAGATCCTGATAAGGCAGTTGAATCTTACAACGAATTAGTCGAGAGAGTGGTAAACAGCCATAAGAGTCCACCGCCCCCTAAAATTTTAGGTGGGCAGGGTGGAGTTCCTTCCGGCCAGGTTGACACCGCAGGTCTTGACAGTAAGGGTCGAAAGACTCTCATTGAGCAATACTTAGCAGCTAAACTAGGAGAAGGATAGATGTCTGCAACCCTCACTACTGTTAACGCAATCTTGAAAGAGATTTACGAAGGCAGTATTAACAACCAGCTCTCTGATGAGCGGGTAACTCTAAAGCGAATTGAACGTACTTCGGAAGGTACTGGAACCGATGCTGTCGGCGGTAAGTATGTAACCTTCCCAGTTCGTGTTTCTCGTAACCACGGTATTTCATACCGTGCAGAAAACGTTCAGCTTGCTCCTGCCGGCCGTCAAGGTCTTAAGGCTGCAACTGAAACTCTTAGGTATGGTTACCAGCGAGTTCGTCTTACGGGACAGCTTATTGCCCTTGCCGAATCTAACCGGCAAGCTTTCTCGTCCGGCATGGATGTGGAAATGGACGGGGCAAAGGACGATGTCTCACGTGACGAAAACCGTATTGCTTATGGCCATCTTGACGCTGCTGTTGCTTCTGGCATTATGGCACGTGTTACTGCCAACTCTACGGGAACTACAATTACTGTAGATTCTACACAGTACATTGAAGACGGAATGGTTATTGATATCTCCGCTGCTGGTACTCCAGTTTCCGGGGGTACTGCTGTTCTAGTTTCGGCTGTCCTAACTGCGACAACGTTCACAGTTACTACGTCTGTTGCCGGTGCAGTTATTGGTAACTACGTTTCTCGTACCGGTAACTATAACAACGAGCCTCACGGTCTAAACCGTATTGTTGACTCAACTGGTTCTTTGCACGGTCTTGATCCTGCAACTACACCTGTCTGGGCTTCTTACGAAGATGTAGCTACTACTACGTTGACTGAACTGCCAATGATTAAGGCTGTTGACGAAGTTAAGCGGCTCGGCGGTAAGATGACTTCTGTTATCTTTGCTGCTCTTGGAGTTCGGCGTTCCTACTGGAACCTGCTTACTTCTCTCCGTCGTTACAATGAGCCTAAGCACTTTGCGGGTGGTCTTACGGGACTTTCCTTCATGCACGGTGAAAAGGATATTGCAGTAGTTGCTGACCGGGATACTCCTGCCAAGCACATGTTTGGTCTTTGCGAGTCAGAACTTAAGATCTGGCGAGATAAAGAATGGTTCTGGGAGGATCGAGCCGGTTCTGTTCTTCAATGGGTTACTGACTTCGACGCTTTCGAAGCTCTCCTAAAGCAGTATTGGCAGCTTGGTACTCACCAGCGCAATGCTCACTGGAAGATGACTAACATCACCGAGAGCTAGTAAAAACCTCCCCAAATCGCCGGGGATGCGAGAGGAAGGGGAGTGCTCCTTAATTGGGGTACTCCCCTTTTCTCATATGGAAAGGAGGATAGATGGTAGCGTTCAACCAAAAAGATCCAAACGATCGTCTTCTTCCTCTTGACGGATTAGACGTAGTCACAAACGAAGATATTTCTCTTAATCTAGTTAATGGTTCTGCTCTTGATATTTTTGGGAGTGTATTTGTTAACGGAGTTCCCTTTGTTAACAACCCGGGACTAGGATTTGTTCACACTCAAGCATCCCCTGCTTCTACTTGGACTATTAATCATAACTTAGGTTATAAACCCCTGTGCCAAGTTTTTAGCGCAGGAAGCATTAAGATGATTGTAGAAATTGAAGATGTTACTATTAACCAAACTGTAGTGAGGGTAACTCCTGCTCAAACTGGATTTGCGAGGCTAGTTTAATGACCACACCTGTCGGTTCCGATCTTGATTTTTTGGCTACCCATAAAATCATTAATGCTATTGATGGCGTTGGTCCACAAGACTATGCCACGGTAGCCCAACTTAACAGTCTGGTGGAGGGGCTTAACTGGAAAGATTCAGTTAGGGCGGCTTCTACAGCTAACATCAACCTTGCCGCTCCGGGTGCTACTATTGATGCCATTACTATGGCAACTAATGATAGATTCCTTGCTAAGAACCAGACCACAGGCTCTGAAAATGGAATCTACATTTTCAATGGTTCTGCTACGCCTGCTACTCGTTCTTTAGATACTAACTCAGCTGCTGAAGTTGAAGCGGCCACTGTTACTGTAGAAGAAGGAACTGCCGGAGCAGGAACTACTTGGAGACAGACAGCAGTTAACGTAACTCTTGGCTCCACTACACTAACGTGGGTTACCTTTGGTACTGCTGCTGGGGCTGCTTCTGAAACTTCTTCTGGTATTGCAGAACTAGCTACTCAGGCAGAAACAGATGCTGGTACAGATGACCTGAGGATTGTTACTCCTCTTAAGCTAGCTACCTATTCTGGACGTAAGCTTAAGTTTGCTACAGATATTGGTAACGGATCTCTTACTACTTTTACTGTAACTCATAACTTAAACACTAAAGACTTAGATGTAACCGTACGAGAAAACGGCGGTTCTTTCAGAAAGGTAACGGCTGAGGTACAGTATACCTCTGTTAACGCAGTTGAAGTTCTTTATTCTCCGGCTCCTGCATCTAACGCACTTAGGGTGATTGTTCTCGGCTAATGACTATTCCTATTGGAGCCCTTTTTGAAGGTTCTAAGGCAACTACAGACCTCACAGCGCTAACAGGCGCTAACATGGCTGTAGGGGATTTGCTTGCCCTTGTAGATATCTCTGATACTGCTGATAGTGCTTCTGGCTCTGATAAAAAGATTTCTCTTACTGATTTAATTACATTCCTTCAAGCGAATGGAATGGCTAGAGTAAAGAGAACTGCGGTTCACTCTATCTCTAGCACTACTGGTACAGAAGTAACTGATCTAGATATAGCTTTAGAAATAGGTACTTTTACCTTTAAGTATTCTCTTATTCTTAGATCAGCCACTACTTCTGTTAGTCCTCTTTTAGGAGTTAACTTCACTGGTACAGGTACTCCTGTGATGCATTTTAGATTTGCGGATGCTTCTTCGAGCCTATTAGCTGAACTTCATACAATGGACGACCAGGGATCTCAGGCATTTGGTTTTATCTCGGGTATGGCTAACAGGGTAGAAACTACTACAGCACCAAATATGGGTTCTAGTGCAACGCTTGCCGTGGCAACTGCTGCAACAGATACTTTGGCTATAATTGAGGGAATTGTAGTTGCTACCGGTGCAGGTAGCCTAGAACTTTGGCATTCATCTGAAACTGCTTCTGCTACCTCTGTTGAAGCTGGTTCATCATTGGTTGTTCATAGGACAGCTTAATGGTAGATATTCTCAATAGACAACCAGGAAAGCCTAGGTATTTACAGACTAAAGGAATTTGGCTTAGGCAGACTTTTGCACAAGCTCCCCCTCCTTCTATTGGGATTTCATGGAAAACTCCAGTTGAACACGCTACAGGAGCGGTAGTTACCGCTTCTTATGATGTTTTAACTGGGGATATCGTAAGTTTTCCAATTTGTACTAATACTAACTTTGGTGATTCAATGCATGTTATCACCCAATCATCTGGTACGGCTACGATAAATACTCCGGTTCAAGAAATACTAAAGCAGACAGGTGGACAATCTTCTATACATCATTGTAGAGTTACCGGAGATGGAACGATCGT